ATCTCCATGATGTACATTGTTGCTATACCAATGCACTGTAGAATCATGCGCTACAATTTCTATAAAAACCGTATTTATAACTGAATCCGCTGGAGTAAGTTGAATATTTCCTACGATCCAGCCGTTGCTGCAACCCGGTAGCATCATGTTTAAAACCAATAGTGGCATAAATAATTTTAAAATCCCCATTATCTAGCTTCTTTACTTTCCATGTCACAGTACCATCCACCACGCAATCGCAGTTTCAACGATTAAATCCGATGCAGTATTATATGCCCACGCTTTTTTTGTGCCATATGTTTCTGCGTCACCTTCTATAAACCACTCAAAGATTTCCCAGGCTACGCCAATAAGAAACACAGCCATCACTACCCAAAAATCTGACCAGTTTAGCCACATAAATATTTTTGCTAAAAAAGCACCAGCTGCTAAGTGATATGCCGTCCAACCATCTAACTGGCTTGTTCTGGTTTGCCATGACACTAATGTTGCAAGTGGATTTTTCATCGTAGCGTTACTTGATTATAAACTAGTTTATGTTTTACAATGTCGATGCGCCCATGACTCTGACCGCAATTTTTTTCACAATGATCTACGTAATATTCTTCACAAACTTTAAAACTGTCGCTGCGCTTTACTATCTCACCATCTACCAACACAAAATAATCTTTTGCGGCACTGGGATATGTAAATTGAATTGTATCTTTATTTTTCAGCTGTACGGTTTTCAACATACCCGGCTTAGTGTTTTTATAAAGCGCAATATCATTGCCTTGAGAGCATCGACGTACTAGCATTATTCTGCTTCAGCCTCTTCTTTTGCAAGACTCTCTTCCATCATGCGAACAAAACCGTCTTTTGATACTAAGAGTTGCTGTTGAACAAAATTATTGTTATTTATTTTGTCATCTATATTTTTTAAATGCATATAGATTTGCTTTTGTTCATCGTTTAGATCTCTGTTCACATCGTACTCTTTATCGTTCAATGTCAAGATCGGTCCATTTTGTTTATCTTTTTTGGCCATTATTGACTCCTTGTTTGTTAATTAATCTTCTTTCTTACTATCTTCGTAAGCTTTTTTTACTTCATCTGTCCACAAAGCATTAGCTAAAGCCTGTATTTCTGCTGATTCTCCAGATACATCCATATCTGGTGATAAAACTCTTCTATGATATTTATATGATATTTCTACACCATCTTCTATGATTGATGTTTTAGTACGAACACTAATATGTTTGTGTTCGCCTCTTACTTCATAATCATCTTTTAAAACTTTACTAATCGCCATATTATTTTTCCTTTTTAATTATCCAATTAACTCATATATGTAATTGCAAATCTTAATTTTTTACCTGACAGATTTACATTTGTTTGTCCAGTAACTCCAGCTAATCTAAAGATCAAAGCATTTGAACCATTAACACAAGCTGTAAAAGTGTGTGCTGAAGTTATATTTTGCTCTAAAACAACACCTCCAGCAGATGAACTTATAGATTCAGCAGTAAATGGAAGTGTTAATGTTGCAAGGCTTGAATCTGATGTAGTTGGAAAAGTAACAATCATATGGGCAGTTACTAATCTTCCTATTTTAACATATGTATTTTCTTCAAGTGTAAGAGAAAGACTAGCACCACTTCCATCTGTAGCAGTCCATGTACCTTCTTCGTAGTTATCTAAAGTGTTTACATCTGAACTATGTCCTGTGGCCGCATCATCTGGAAAGTTTATTCCTTCTGATACAGCTACTCCAGCACAATGAACTGTAGCACCACTATCTTGTGCCATATAAACATCAGTTACATTTATATTACCAAGAGTTACTGAATTATCTGCTACTGCTGTTGCAAGTCTTCCTATAGCTGTTCTATTAATTGCACCTGAACCATTAGCAGAGGCTCCACTTCCTATAATTGTATTAGCTTGTCCATCTGTAACATCTCCACTACCAGAGTTTCCAGAGTTAGTACCAACGAAAACATTGTTTTGCCCTGAAGTGACATCTTTTCCTGCATTCATTCCTATTGCTACATTACTACCTCCTGTAGTAACAACATTTAAAGAAGCATACCCAACTGCTGTATTCTGTGAATTACTTTGTGAACTTGCACCTAAACCAGCACCAGTTCCAATAAGAGTGTTGAATTGTCCTGTTTGGTTATAAAATCCAGTTTCTACGCCAATTCCTACATTTCCTGTTGTTTCATTGTTAGAATCAGAATTTTGAGAATGTAAAGCATTAAAACCTATAGCTATTGACCTATCTCCAACATCTTCAGTTCCCAATGCTCCATATCCAATAGCTACACTTCTAGTGGCTATTGTCATTGCATCTCCAGCTTGATAACCAATAACTACATTTCTTTCTCCTGTAGTCATATCATTACCAGCTTCATGTCCAATTAAAACATTTTCATCGCCATTTGTGGTAAGTGCATTACCAGCTAACTTTCCAAAGACAGTATTGTCTGCACCACCATCATTATTACTTAGTGAGATTCTGGAGTTGTCATCAATTACCATTCTTTTAGTGGTACTTGTCCATAATTGAATATCAGAAGTAGATGCAACAACGAGACCATTGGTTGCTGTACTTAATATTTGATTAGTACCAGCTACGTTGCGACCAGATGTTGTAAAACCTGAACTAATAGCTCTCATAAATAAAGTTCCAGCATTAGAAGTAGCTTTAAAACCTCCAGATGCTCCTGTTCCATTATGTGTATTTGTAAATTGCAATGTTCGATGAGTATTGTCGCTTTTTTCAATGTCAACAAACTCTGTTGGAGAGGCTAATCCAATACCTACATTTCCATCGCCAGTAACATTAAAATGACCATCTCCTGTGCCTCCAGCACCAACTCCAATAGCAATTCTTTGAGTAGCAGTCGAGCTACCATCAAAAAATCCTAAAAAAGCATTTTGCTGTGAACCACTAAATCTTATAGATGCTGTATTCCCAGCACCTTGTTCATTTACTAAGTTAAGCATTGCACCAGCAGTTAATGTTGTAGCTGAAGCATTTTTCTTAACAACTAATCTTTGAGCATGAGATGATAAATCGTGACCAATACCAACATTGCCTCCAGATGTCAATCTCATTTTTTCACTCGCATCAGAATTTGTAAGAAATATTATATCTCTTCCTGCTGGTCTACCTTGTATAACTAAATGACCATTCTCTCCATAAATACCACTTCCGCCATCGCCTGTAGTAAATATCCTTGCTCCTGTATCAGAAGTAACAGCCGAATCTGAATTAGTATAAATGTGTATATTTTTTACTGCATTATCACCAACTATTGTTAATTGATTTGAGGGCGTTCCACCTATACCAACATTATTATTTGATGCAAAATACATCTGAGTAGCACTTGCACCATCATTAAATAACTTTAAATAACTATCATCATGTGGTTGTATAAATCTCCATTTATCTGCACCACTTCTCATAAAAGCAAGTGTTGTTACAGAGCCACTTCCTATCGTTGGATCAAGTTTTAATTGGGTAGATGTTCTTATGTTTCCTGTTACATCTAAAACCTCTGAAGGCTGACCGCCTATTCCTAATCTATCTGTATTTAAAAATAATGGAGTTGCATCGTTATCTCCAGTTTTTACCTGTATTGCATTGCTACCGTTACCAGCCGCAGTTGAATCTGTGTTACCATCTAATTTTAAAAGCGAGGTGTAACTACTCGCTATACTATTGCCTGCTAAAGTTGCCATAATTTATCCTGTGTAATCTTCCCAATTAGTTGTTGCATCTTGCCATTTTAACTGTATAGCCTCTGCTCCAGCCCAGCCTATATCGGCTATCATCTGAGCAAAGTTAACTATAGTAGTCCTAATACCGCCTAACATTATTTCAATGCCAGCATATTAGTTGCTGTCGTATTTGTTGCTTTGATTGCAGTAAACTTAACAGGTAGTATTTGACCACTTGCTAAATTTGTAAAAGTTGCATCGCTACCAGATTGTAAAGTAAGAACTACATCACCACCAACACCTACATATAAAGCTGTATGAGAGCCTGATAAAGTTTGATCTGAACCTGCATGAACAGCAGTTACCGCAGTTGCACTCTCGTAAATCATCTGATTGAGAGATTCTACTACTGAATATTTATTAATAGAACTAGCCATCTTGTTTCTCCTTCTTATGCCTTACCGAGCTTGACTTTTCTCATGGGCATGTTGATTTAAGTTAGGTCTGGTGGTAATATCATCCTAGTGCCACCTACCTTTTCTCTTTTCCTAGCACCGTTTTTCTTAACGGATTCCAAAAAATTTCTTTGATGAACACTAGCTAAATTCATACTTACTGAAGATATGTTTGGGTCATTTGACTTTCCTGCTTTATCTTCATATAGCTTTGCTTTTACAAAGTCTATGATAGCAGGATGAAACACGTTGTCTACATCTGGAATATCTGTAATAGCTGATACAGAATCTGGCTCAGCATAGTAATGTATAAGAACTCCATTTGTTACTGCTTCATCTATTGGTTTGTACTGACCTTCAAGAGAATGAGTTGTTCCAGATGTTTCTCCTCTTGTTGTTACTATAGCTAAATGATTGCCTTTTACAAAATATGCAATCTTATGTTCTGGATGAGTATAAGTACTTGCCATCAGTCTATGTCCATCGTTAATATTTCACCATCTAATAACCTTGGTATCTTGACATACTCTCCACTAGAATCCATAAAATCAACTCTAAATACTTTGTTGACATCAATACCAGAGTTAGCATCGCTTAATGTATACCATTGCTGGTCTGCTACCGTAGTTGTCTTTGCATACTCAACCTTAGTTGAATACTTTCCAAGGTCTACTAAACATTCGTTAATTAAATTTATAATATAAGTTTCAGGTGCGTCAGGAAAAACCTGCCTTACCCTACTAATAATCTTTTTTACATTTAGCCTGTTTACTGCCATTACTCAGCCTCATTCCATACTGCAATAGTATCTTCCCAGTTATGTATATTAAAACTTTCCCAAAAACCAGACCTAAGCCAAGTAATAGAAGTTGGTAAAGTAACTAATGTTAAAGATGGTGAAGTATTTAACGACACCGCAGTAAAAGAAGGAGAAGAGTTTAATGATACTACTGTCTTAGACATTACCCACCTCTCATAAGTTGTATGCCTTTATCGTAATCAGCTTGCAACTTAGCTTGTTGCTGAAGATAATTTTGATAAGATTGGGCATTGTTTGCTAAATTTTGTCCATAAGCTTGCACTTCTGAGTTTACTTGAGCACTATACTTATTTAATTCAGCTAAAAATTTTTGTACTAAATCATCGTTATTTTGGATAGTCGCTTGCAATCCATTAGCTTTGTTTTGCAATGCTAATGCTTGGTCTTGAGCTTTATTAAACTTAGCCACATCTGTAGACTGAGCAGATTCTTGCTGTGCATCAGCCGCATCTATCTGAGCCTGTCTTAAGGCTACCTGTAAATCAGCTTGTTTTTTTGCTAATTCAGCTTGAACATTTGCTTGATACCTAGCATTATCTTTGTTAAATATATTTAATTGGTTTTGCAAAGCAGACCTATAAGCATCTACGTAAGAATTAAGTTTTCCTAACTGCAACTGAGCAAGCTCTGTATCTTCATCTGTTTCAATCATATCACCTAAAACTTCCCACCAATCAGTAACATCTATTTGGTCAGCATCTGTTCCAGAAGTACCTGCAGTAATAGTAGCCGTAATCTCTTCAGTTGCTCCACCTACAACAGGTGCAGTATAAGAAGGTACATTTCCACCCATATCAGCTTTTGTTACAGAAGATACGGTAACCGAGCCAACTGCAACAGCACTTGCATCTGCATTTGTAGCATCTGAATATGAAACAGTAGCTAAACTAGGTGCACTTGGTGCTGATGCAGATATACTTAAATCTGATTTAATTAATGTATTTAACTTATTACTTAATGCTTTTACAGAAGCATACAATGGGACTAAATATTCATATTCATCTGGAAAATTACTTATAGAAGAATCTCCAAAAGCTACTGCTGGGTTATTAACCTCTAAATATTTACAGCTACCTGAAGCAGGCAAAGCATTTAGCTTACCATTATAAACATAGTACACAGGGTCTGTAGCTGTAGCCGCTATCATATCGTCACTATCTGATGCCCTACCTCTAAGCAATGCAGGAATCTCTCTGCATGGCTGGTCTATAGTACCATCGTTTCTAGTAACTGATATAACAGAACTAGACTCTAAGGTTTCTGCTTCACTACCAACTGCTGTACTTGTAAATGTATCCTCAGTTGCACAAAGAAACTTCAAAGACCTTGGCATCGCATTGATAACCTCAGCCGCACCATCAGTTAAAAACTGAGTTAACTCAGCTTGAGTAGGGGCACTACTGCCATCTATTGATAAACTTGTTAATCCTTCTACTTGTGCTTCAAACGTTGCCATTAATTAACACCTGCCTGTCTTACTCTTTCTTTCCACACGTTGTTTAACTTCTTTGTTTTTTCTTTCTTCATCTGGTCTATATGACTATCCATACTAACTTCAGAAAATTCTATGTCACTTCTCTTCCCAGCTTCACTCATCATATATAAGTTAGTTGTAAATATAGCTTCAGATGCTTTCTTACCACAAGCTCTGCAGTAGAACCATCTTTCAGGATTTGGGTTTTTACAATGTACACAATTCATATTATTCCTTTTTAGATTCGGGGGCTATCCTTTATACGATAACCCCCACAGTTCTAATTACTGCTTAACTTTATTTATTCAGTTTATGCTACGCTTATTCCACCGTCTGCTTTGGTTTGACCTGAAACATAATAGTTTTCACCATCGCACCAAATATCTATAAAGTCTCCTTGGACAGCTACGCCATCTGCAAAGGTTATAGTTGTGCAACCAGCACTATATGGGCCATCGTCGCTTGTGTCAACTTCTAGCTCATTAATACCATTTACAATAATTACATCGGTGTCATCAGCCGCTTTTTCTACAACTGTATAAGAAGCAGAAGCAGGTGCGGCATCAACAACTATTTTGCAGTACCAACCAGCACCAGCATCTTTAATAGCAGGTAATGTAGTAACAAATTCAGTAGCTGAATTAAGCATAAATATCTTACCACTATCTTTTTCTAAAAGCTGGTATGTGGCTCCAAGCTTAACCACTTTCTTTTTGTGACCAAAAGTAGCTTCGCTGTTTTGTTCTAAGTAACTTGCTCTAGCCATTATTAAACTCCTTCTAAGTTGATTAAGTAGTGACTTTCAGGAAGAGAAACTTCCAATCCAGCCTCTGTTAGAATCATATCTTTACGAAGGTCTTCATCAGCAGACTGAACATTAGTCATGATTTGAGTGTCACGATTAACTCCGTTACCTACTAATGGTCTATAAGCTACGTTATCCATATCAACCATACATAAGAAACCAGAAGCAAACCCCCTAAACAGAGGCTCCTTAACTAGATTCATTGTACCGTGAATAGTCTCAACTTGCAATACAGTATGACCAAAAGAACCAGTTGCTTTTTCCATATTATATCTTAACTGACCTGTAACGGATTGGTCTATAAAAGAAGAATCCATTTTGTTAAAATATGTAATTACAGGTAAACTAGCAAGAGCTAATTTTGAATCAGAACCACCACGAGCAGGGTCATATACTACTTCAAAATCAGATAGTATTCTGTCGTATGTTAGTTCAGATGTTGTAGCAGACCTAAAATAAGGTGCTCCTTCTGAGTATGTCAAATCAAGATTTTCTGTGCTAGGTGTTCCATTAGCAATAATGTGACCTGCTATACCCTCAGTATACTGAGCACCTCCAACGCTTGCACGTTGTCCAAATAACATAGCACGCTCAATATCTACTTTGTGCTCACGAAGTTTAAGATTCCAAATTCTTTGGAAATCATCTGCGTATCCACGATAGCGAGTTGCTCTTGCTGTATTAGACATTTCACAAGCTGTTTTAAAGATTTGAGTAAACCCAAAGTCATTATCAAGCTCTTGAGAAAAAACATCTGGCCCTCCAGAACCTTCAGTAAAGGATGTACCAATAACAGTACATTTAGCATCATTAATGTTTACTCCTCCATCTGAGCCAGCTATTGTTTTCATTGTTAACTGACCGCTTTCAGGCTTAGACTCAACTCTAAGTATTACAGTATTAGGTGCGTTAGCCGCTGTTTCTTGACCAACTGCAACCACCATACCTTTAAGCAACCAATCAACTGTTGCTCCGTCTATATTATAGACAGCTGATAATCCTGCCGCTGGGATAGTAACATCCCCGTTAATTAAGAAAGAACGATCGGTCATTTGAATTTTAGTTCTGTCTTCTAAAAATCGGAATTGAGGGTCATCCGTAGGAACTTTAGCTACCTTAGAGAGATACACGAAAAAAGGTGATTCATCTGGAGCCAACTCCGCTACACGGTCTGAGAAATTGAACAGTCTCCGAGTGTGAAAGCCTGAAGCGGCTGTACCCGGGTCGCCAACATTCACAATTCCTTGTTTGTAAGTTGCCATTTAGGACTCCTTGTTATATTTGTTTTCTATTTGAAATGTTCATAACGCCCTTCCAAACATCTTCTAATTCATTAGGTTGTTCAGGAGCAGAACCTTGAACTACACCAGCCGTAGTTGGAATAGTCTTAGTCTTTTGAACAGCTTCTAAGTTTGGCGAAACTTTTTCTTCTCCACCTTTATGTCTTCTGTATACATCTACTAACATATCCAAAGGAAGTTCTTCCCTAGGAGTAGTAGCAAACTGTATAAAGTCATCAGCCATATTCGGGTCTGTAATGCCATGCTTAGTAGCTAGGTCTTGCTTAAGGTTGTTAATTGCCATTTGTTGCTGAAACCCTGCCATCTGTTCTTGAACAGCTTGCTGAGCAACAGCCTTTTCTTGTTTCACCCTCATCTCATAAGAGGGAGAACCCGGCTTGTAATAAGCCTCCCAAGGGTCAAAAGAATCTTCTGTAACCTTTGGTTCTTCTTGCTTACTAGCCGTATTACCACTAAGTGTGTTTCTCATAGCCTCAACAACATCGGGTCTGTCTTGTAAAACTTTTCCCAACTGTTGATACTTACGAAGCTCCTCGATTTCATTATTAAGCTTATCATAATCAGCAGATTTCTTGTCATACATTGATTGAAACTTCTTAGCTTCATCTACAACTTCTTCTCCTGCAGGTGCTGGAGCTTCTCCTCCTACCTGTTCTGGCTCAACAACTTGTTCTAAAACTTCGCCTTCCACGCCTTCTATTGTGGTATTTTCGTGCATAGTGTTATCCATTATATTCCTCGATTTCTTTTAGTTAGCATCACCTAATTAAAGATGTCTGTAAAAGCAGAACCGGGAATTGTTCCCACTACTTCTGTTTTCATTAGCTTACAGCCTGTGTTTCTGAATCAACAATTCTTTTTAGATTGTCAACTTGAACCTTAGTTTTAAACTTGGTATCATTCTTGATTTCATTAAGCCTGCTCTTGAACTTCTCAGTTTCAGCTCTCTTTCTTGAATTAAGCGTTTCACGCTCTGCAGTCTGGAGGTCTCCACTAAGTTTCTTAACTTGGCCTTCGAGTTGTTTGATATAAGATTGCATCTGAGCCATTTGGCCCTTTCGCTGTAAGACACCTTCTTTGTCAAAGATTTCAGTTTTCTTTAAAACCTCGACATCATCTACCAGATTCATTCTAAACGCCTCAAGGTAAAGCTGATACTCAGCCATTCTATTTGAGGGTAGAGTTGAACCGGATATGATTCTCACATCATAATGCCCCACCGTGATGTTATTTGTGATGGCATTAATTTCCTGACTTTTGTCATCGTACATATTTACCGTAAACTGAGTAATATCATTGTTTGGCTGTACGATTCTAAACGTCTTGGAGTAAGTGTAATGACCCTTGGCTAGGTTGTATAAACTTTTACCTAACCTTGTCAAACTTCCTTCAATATCCCTTAACTTAGACTTGCCACGAGTCTCGCCCATTTCAGCAAGCATTGCAGTACCACGAACTGTTTCTGGAGCTGATTCTCTAAAACCCTGCATCAACTCTGGGATACCAAAACTTAAATCTATATAGTGCTCTATTCTACTCATTAAATTATAAAACTCTCCTGACAATGATTGTGGGGCAGGGAAATGAGGTGCACCGAACTCAGGGTTATAAGGTATGACAGCATTAGGCCTAGCCCAATCCTGCTCCAACTGCCCCAAATCATCTACGCTCCCCTCTGGAACCATAAGCTTTAGTCCAGCAGAGGCTTGAGCGTGTGAGAGAGTGAGAGAGAAAAGCTTATTTAAAAGTCTTTGTGAATCTTTTACTTTTGATATATCTGACTTTGGATAAGGTGTACCTGTCCAAATATTAGGAACAGGTATAATCGGATATATGTCTGTATTCAATATCTGTTCGTACAAAAGAATATTACCTGCAGTTGCACAAACTTTAATTCTTGTTTGAGTTACCTCCACTATCTCTATCATCTCAGCTTGTATTAACAACTGAGCATTCTCTGATTCAATAAACTGATTATACTTATCAACATCTAGTATAACTTCTGAACCATCTTGTTTGTTAAATACCCTATAAAAAGGCACTTTTACTTTCATGAATCTTTCTAGTATTCTATACTTATTAACCCTGTTGTATTCTGATTCATATGTAACATCTGGAGTAAAAGATTGAGAAGAGTTCTTTCTTCCTGACTCAGGATAATCTTCTTCATCGTAATATGTTTCTAGGTCTTGTAAAAAAGGTTCAACTTGTGGATACATGTTTACAAGTTGGTCTTCAGTTAGGATGGTAGATAATATAATACCAGATGCATCGTCTGCGTAACGATGTCTTGAGGCAGGGTCTACATAAACTCTAAATGGGTCTACATAAGTATACTTAACTTCACCTCTTCCGTAATCAGCTTCAGGGTCAATATATGCATACAAGTAACCCATACCTGCAGTAGCATAATCATGAACAGCTTGCTTGAATTGAGTATCTCCATCTGATATATCCCATATATACTCAAGTATAGTTCTCCAAACATTAGATATTCTACTGTCTGAGTCTTCTCTACCTACCGCACTATACTTAGGAGACCTAGAAGTCAACAATGATTTTAGTTTTTCTATTGCCGCATATACACGGTCAATAACAAAATCACCTTGACCAACTGCTCTTAAAGCGTCTGATTCTTCTTGTGAATAATGATTACCTAGAAAAAAGTCTACAGAGTCTCTAGCTTCTACATCCCATTCAGACCTAGCATCTCTCCACATTCTCCATAGCTGTCTGTTTACTTCCGACTTCTGTACTTCGTTCTTTTCTAACTCTCGTATACTAGAAATAGATACACCTACCTTTTTGGTGTTGAATATACAAAGATAAATATATACAATGCAAGAACTTTTTTATATTTTTTGTCCAGTTACCCAAGAGATAACTCTTTTGGTTGTTTTTGACACAGTTTTAACTGTTTTGTTTTCTAAAAAATCCAATGCATCAAACTTCTTACTAACAGGAGGCCTAGCTTTATTTATAGCATACCACAAGCCATCAAGTATGTCATCGTTCTTTCCTTTTGGAAACTGAAACATTTCATCAACTAAGCTATTGTGACTTCTTTTTATAAACATCTTTCTTCTGTTTACTATTGGTGCTAGCAATGACTCTAACCTATCTTCTTTTTTTATACCACTAGGAGGTCTAACACCTAATGCTATGCCCGGAGCAACCTTTCTTTCTTTACCAGATAAGCTATTGACAGCGTCCTTAATTATACCCTGAGCACCAACATGCTCAACGTTAACTCTTTTTACAGGAGAAAACTCTCTAGCGTATTCTAGTATTTGTTCTGGCATATCATACAAAGGTATATGTTCTCTCATGTAATCAATGACATATATGTTTCTATCACTATCTATACCTATTACCATAATAATCTGATAGTCACTAGATTCTGTAGCTTCATAAGCTAAGTCAACACCCATGTAAATATTTACAGGTATAGCATCTTTTGTGTTTACAAGGTATGCATATCCATCTCTGCTTTCAAACTCATGGTCATAGTATTCAAGCCTATCTGTTTTAAACTTTGCATTCTCTAAGTCCCTAGCTTCATTTAGATACTCTTGTGCAAACTTATGTGCTAAGCCGACATCTTCAAACCTTCTTCTTATATCTAAAAGCTTTTCTTTTGAAAAGTAGCTAGGCCAAAGAACTGTACCATCTGTATCTATGGCCTTGTGATACATAACATCCCATGCATAACTTCTCTTATCTCTTTCTGCTTCTACATATCCATCATATATACTTTGCAAGAATGAATCATAGTGCACTATTGTACCAATCAACCAGATTGAACCTTCATTGCCTTTTGAGTTTTCAAGTGCAGGTTCGACTGTTGACATAACCCACTCTTTAATCTCTCTTCTTCTGTCTGGTGTTTTTGTATTTAACTCTGATTCAAAGTCATCAAGTATAATCTTTGTATATCTTAACCCTAGCTGAGAACGACCACGAAGTCTTTGTGATGTACCCTTGGCTATAATTCTATCACCTTTGCTAGTTGTAAACTCTTTCTCAGTCCACTTACTCCCCTGTATACTACCAAAGTAATAGTTAAGTGCAGGATTTGTTTCTATGTGGTTTTGTAAGTATTTGATATGGTCAATAGCCTGAGACTGTTCCTCAGCAACCCAAGCAATAAATTCTTTCTTTCCCTCTGGATTAAAGTAAAGATGGTACAGTAATGCTGTCTTAGCCAATGTAGACTTACTATGCCCTCTAGGAAGTATGATGCAGTTTCTTTTCTTAGTCTCATCTAATAGTAAGTTATTTAATTCATAGTGATATGCGGCAGGAGTTGACTTCATAAAGTCATCTGGTAAGAACAACTGACCAAAGGATATAATATCTTTTCTTGCTAACTCAAGAACTCTCTCTTTGTCAGACACATTGTTTTTGTTTATGTTTACTTTCTTAGGTTTAGGCACTCTTCTGATAACCAATCTTGTTTAGGAACTCTTTCAAACACACCTGTCCCTTGCATAAGAGCAGGGCCAATAGTATACATCCAAGCGTCTATCACATCATCTTTCTTATGAACCTTAACAATTCTTCTTTCGTAAAGACCTGTGTCTATGCTTTCATATATATCATATCCTGCTATGTCTGCTTTGTCTACATCCATAACCTCAACAACCATACCTTTTGCATTCCTATCATGCAAAGCGGCAGGAAAATGCCTATGCCCCGGGAAAACTAAAGAAAATCCATTAACACTATATGTGTCTCGTTTTCCATTTCTTAGTGTTCCGTATACTGCTAACTTATTCGTCTTCATCTAAGTCTTCTTTAAAGTTCCAATATTCTTGTAAATCATCAATTGGATACATTTGGTGTTCATAAAACAACTCATATATTTCAGTTGCTATTAATTGAACATCCATGTCGTTATCCAAATTCCTATTAGAATTGTTGGCATGCTCTAAGACTTGAATGCATATCTCGTATAGATTCAACTTTCTATTTCCTTTTTAGCTTCTGCAAGCTTTTGTGTGTTATTGCCACTTATTGCATCAAGCTGTTCACTTGAAAAACCTTGAAACAAAGTAACAGATTCAGATTTCTTTTCTGTATCCCTCATACCAGCTATAGCAACAAGTTCTTTTAACAAAGATACTTTATCACTATCCCTAGATGCTTCTGACTCAATAATGTCTTTCATCTTCTCAAGTATATAAAGAGGCGTTATCTCAGCCTCATTCATTACCTTTTCTATTTCTTCTCGTATCAAACCTTTTATCCTTTTTGTACTCATAAGTAAGCCTGCATTCTTCTTAGCATGTTTTCTGCTTTTAGCAGGAAATGCTTTCATAAATGCATCTACCGTATCTTCACCCTTTGCTACATACTTAGCAAATAAAAACTCTTTTCTTGTAGGCGACTTCCTTTCCTTTACTACCTCATAAGCTGTTTTGTCTTGAGCACCGAAAGAATACATGTTCTTTCTCATTGCTCCTTTCATCTTTGTTGATTTGTTGCAAACAAAGGAACCTATAACAGTTCTAATGTAGTCAACATACACATTGCCTCTTTTCAAAGCACCTCTTTTTAAAACCTGACATACTTGGCCATCATCACATAGCACCCATTCTTCTGACTTTGCAGTTCTCCAGTCATGATGCAATACTTGTTTTGGATACCATTCTTGAAACTCAGTCTCATTATCAAATAGATAATAGTCTTTGCTCTTTATCTTTCTTATTTTCACTAAGCCTTGATAACTTTACCATCAACTGTACTTACCCCATTTACTATCTGATGAACAGTTACATTGAAGTTTCTGTTCTTATGAAAGTCTACAATAGCAAATGCATGTTGCCAATTATGCTGTCTGTTACCTAACCACTCATTAGCTTCAGCACTCATGTCTTTTAAGCATCCTATTGACCATGCTGATTTAACCCCGTCAATATGAGTAATGGATGATTGTTGTATATCATGATGATGTCCATACATAACATTACCACCAAGGCGAAGCAAGTGGTTACGAGTATGATTAACCCCAGCGAAATGATGTCCGTGATAGAAATTGATTTTACCAATCTTAAGCATCTTGCCAATCTTGTGGTACTTGTATCCACGCTCAGCAAGTTTAAGTGCATTCTTAACAAGCATATCATCAGCCAAGTATGGATTTTCCTCAACAAATCTATTAAGCCAATCATCATGGTTCCCCTCAATAAAGTGACGTTGTTTAGTTCCAGCCTTATCTAAAGAAGCATCTATAATATCCATTCCTTTATTTACTTCTTCTATTTCTTTATAAACAAAAGGTAGCTGGTATTCTAATGGAGGTCTTTTCTTTTTCTTCCATTGCCAATGGGACACAGACTCCCATTCACCCGTGTCCCCTAAATCAATATATATCTCTGGCTTAACAAGCTCAATAGCCTTACACAATACTTTGATTGCTTTCTTGTCTTCAAATGGAAAGTGCTTGTCGGGAGTAACTATAGCTCTTTTCACTTCATTACTCCCTTAAGCACCTTTACTAGGCATATGATAAATAATCCTTCTAAGAAAAACCATAGCTTTCCAGAAATCATTGCTAATGTTACTAATGCTACCTTCATTACTTATCCTCTCTTTTCTTCCACAATAAGTCTCCTACACCTAATTGAAATAGTCCGTTAGCCAATGTGTCAATATAATGCTCATCTTGCTCTGCAAAGCCAGCATTGGTAAGTATAGCATGTATTGTTTCATGTATCAATGTTTCTTTCTTTCTTGAAAGTGTTTGCTCTTTGTCAATGTTAATTACGCATTCTTTCGTATTGTGCATACCTAGTACAATACCTCCCTCTACTTTCATCTCATCAACAAGTTTTACTTTGTAATGGTGTCCACCGATTATCATTTGCTCTCCAATAGTTTAGTTATTGTTATTTTGTCTTGCATTCCCGGTATAACAATATTTTCAAAGTATTCACATCCTTTTTCAACTGAACACTTCTGACCACTTAACCTTTCAGATAACCTAAATGATAAACCTTTCTCTGTCCTAGTAAAGACACAACCGACGCATTTGCCTGCATCCCAGTTTGCACAATGTGTTCTTGCTATGTTAAGTAATTTATTCATATACCGTGCCTGAATATATAAACATAAGTATAAATATGTCAAGAAATTAATTTATTTTAAAATAGTTCTTGCTTTTTGTGTACTTTGATTAGTATATTATTAGGGACTTAAGCCCGGGAGTTACTTAGTTTACTTAGTAAAGAAAGAAAATATATTACTAACGTAATATTAAAAGAAAGAAAGTGGGAATATTACTAACATCACTACTATTACTACCACAAGATGACTTAGACCTAGATAAGTTATTTAAAGAAGCTAAGTGGGAAGAGATAGCAGATGTCCTAGATAAAGGATATGAGGTAGAAAAAGTAACAAAAGTAGCTGGAGTCAGGGGAAGTGAAGCAAAAGACGAGATATTAGATTATTTGTACTATTTAGTGGATACGAAAACAGGGGAAAAATCTATCAAAATGGACTAAGCCTAGTATATATACCAGTTTTGCAAGAAAATGCCGTATATAGGCAAAATATCGCTAAATAACACTACTTTAACTCCTTACCTCTACAGAATTTTTACAATATATTTTGAAAACTCTTGCATTAGGCAACTTTTCATAAGTAAATTTAGGTAACAAAAGGGTTGAGAAAATGAAAACTACAATGGAAAAGGCCATGGATAACCATTGGCGAGAAGAATCAAGCTTCAAGAATATTAACGAAGCTATCAAACTAGCAAAGAACCTCAGTATTACAGACACTATAGATGCATCTAGCAAAGTACGCTATGATTTAGCAGAAATAGTAAGCAGACTACAAAACGCAGATGAGTTAGAAATACTAGATACACCGGAATATACAGGAAATCTATACCCTTGTAGCTAACTTAAACTACCTATTTTTAAAAAATAGCACCAATTTGTGTGTGCCTCTTATTTGCGGCATAGCCCCCCCTTACGTTAGCGAAAGTAAAATTCCGTTTACGTTAGAAAACTGACTTTTTAGTTAGATTCTTTACGTTAAGGTAATACAACTTACTATTACGTTACTTACCTTACGTTTACGTCAGCTACCTTACCTATACGTCACCACTTATTCTTATTGAGATTGAGTCTCATTCTTATCTAATAGGCAAAAAGTCCTGAAGTTACGAATAATAAACTACAAATACAATATTTGTTTTTTTGGCTGACTGCTGTACATTAAGGCCATGAAAATACGTTTTAAATCAAACAAACAAATCTACTATATTTTTAGTAGATAAAAGGATAATAGATAACAATGAGTAAGAAAATAAACAACATAGCTTTTAGGAAAGGTCTAGAAGCATCTGGACTAGATAAAGAGACAGTAGATAAGATGACTAATACAGCCATTGCAAATGGCATTGTTTCAGCTTCTAGTAGAATCGGCAAACTAGACCATGCACCCCAAGAGGTTAAGGACTGGTGGGAGCAAGGGCAGGAAGTAATAGATAGGAACCTTGTAGAATGGAACAGTAACCTACCAACAGGACAAGAGATAACTAAAGTCTCTCTTAATTGCTCTAAATAGAACGGCTAAATAGTAGAACGGGCTTAGTAGAACGCTAGGCCCTTCTGCTTAAACTTATCTCTAGACTTCGTATCTAGTAGAAGCAAAAATAGTAGATGCGAATTTTATAGATAACAAAAGTCGTAGAGGCAATTATGATAGATGATATAATAGTAGATATGGAATCACCTACTCCACTCGATCTATATAGATATAGTAGTAGTGGCACAGTAGATATTCGTATCTCTAAAAACAGTAGTAGATATTCTCTTCATATAGATGACTCATCACTAGATAATCCCATTGTACTAACTAATATGTCTAAGTCTATGTTACAGACTTGGGAGCTTATAGAAATGTTCAGACAGAAAGCGTTTCAAGAGAACAAGGTAGTCAATGTACATGATGAGTATGCTAGAACTAGTTACAAGAGAATTACCCTAGCTACTACACTCAAGAGAAAAGAAGTAGCAGAGGCACTAGAACGCCAAGCTAAGAGAATGGCTAGTACTCGTAGAAGAATGGTAGTAGACAATACCTACCATAAGAGAAAAGGTAGACTTCTAGACCCTAGAATTGTTAGACCAATACTAAGAGAGGAGAAGACATGGTAGATAGATTCGACAAGATAATGGAAGAGATAGTAGAAAGAATAGAAGATGTAGGAGAGGTTCTAGCTATATTAGCACCTATCTACATATTGTTACAACTACTAAGGATATGGTTGTAGATGCAAACATTTCTACCACACGAAGATTTCTCTATCTCTGCTAGTATGCTAGATTATCGTAGACTAGGTAAGCAGAGAGTAGAAGCATTGCAAATATACAATGTATTAGTAGATAATCCAACTCTACAAGGTAAGAAGTACAAGGGTTGGAGAAGACATCCTGCCGTTCTAATGTGGGATGGTTATGTAGAAGCGTTGCTACTCTACAAGAACAAGATGATAGAAGAGTGGATACTTAGAGGTTACAACAATACGATGGAACTTGTAGGTCTACCAAATTCTATAGAGATGCCCACTTGGTTGGGCGATGATAGAGTACACGCTTCTCATAGAAGCAATCTACTACGTAAAGACTTAGAGTATTACTACTCTAGGTACAAATGGGAAGAGCCAATAGACATGGAGTATTATTGGCCTATCTAATAACTAACAAGGAGAATGTATGAGAGAGATACTACACCATCTACTTGGTTCCTGTGGAGAGAGTCATGTCAGTCTACTGACTATTCTTTCTAGTGGTGTTGTTATTATGTACAGAGATTATATAGTAGCAATACTCAAGGAGGTAAGAGATGTTATATTCAAATGACGTCTATCTACTAGATACAACTAATGCTAGGTATACTAGTGCTAGTAGTTTCAAAGAGATAGATGTTCTCTACGACTACGATGTCTATGCTAATGACAGAACTCTACAGTCTTACCATTTTAAGACTATAGCATCTAGAGTAGCTAAGATACTAGACGTAGCTAAGATAGAAGATTGGGACAATCCTAACTCTAAGTATGTACTAGGTGTTCTAATAGAAACTAAAAAAGGTAGTAATAGAATATTATGTAGAGCTACCGATCTATTATATTCAGATAGGCGATTGTACAATCTAACATTTGAGTATAACGTAGAAGATGAAATAAACTATAAGTCAGTCTATTATAGCAATATACTACATAGTAGATATGAAGATAGTCTAGACATGATGGAATATCTTTTGTCTACTGCTGAATATAGAATTACTAGTGAGGTTAGACCTTTACATAAAAAGATACAAGATTTGACATTTGTAGATAATACTTATGTAAGTGAACCTACTGTTAATAGATTCTATCTACAAGGTGAATGGCAACAAATATTAGCTGTAGCTATTAGAAAGAATACTAGAAGCAACAGACTCTACCATGCTTGTACTAAGTGTAGCGACATAGTAACTGATACATATGTACACAATGAAGATAAGTACTGCAACACTTGTTACAATACTACAGTAGAAAAATGTGATGCTTGTCATACGGATTACAAGTTAACTGACTTAGTAGGTATACTTAGCGTACAAGATAAAAACACTAAAAGTACATACCTAGACTTAGATATTACTAGGTGTTGTAAGCCTTGTTGGGAGAGCCTAATTATATCTTGTGAACATTGTAGATGTTCTGATGTAATAGACTTTGACAAGCTTAGACATGCAGAAAGTTCTGCTGATAGAAGAATGCTATTAATGGACTTTGCTAGAAATCATGAAGGTTATCATAATGTTTTAGGTCGTAGATATTGCACCTCTTGTGCCGATCTAAAGTTGCAGTCTTATCTAGCTAGTCCTTTTAGATACAGAAGGCTACCTATGAAACTAGCAACTAAGAGTGAGTACAATAGATACATAGGTATAGAAAGTGAGGTTATAACTTGCTACGATGACTCTGAGGACTATGTAAGTGCAGTAGGTGAGCCTGACTACTTTGAGGTAATAGAAGATGGCTCTCTAAGTTCTGGAGGTGTAGAGTTTGTAACTCATAAGCCTATTATAGGTGATACAGTAGTAGAAGCACTAGATAGTCTAGAGCAGACACATAGAGAAGATGATAACTATACAGATGAGAGCTGTGGTATACATATACATATGAACGCACTAGACTTTAACTTTACAGAGATACAATCTTTACTAATGATTATGTCTAGGTTGCAAGGTTATATCTATAGAGGGTTACCTAGTAATAGAACAGATAATACATATTGTAAAGAAATACCTATGAGTCCTAGAAAAATATCTAGAATGAGAAGCCTAAGTCATCTAGTAAACGAATACTACAAAGGTGCTAATACTAACCTTACTGATAATAAGTACAATGATGCTAGGTACTTTGGTACTAATATACACGCTAGGTTCTACTTAGGCACAATAGAATTTAGATACCATGAGGGTAGTATATACTCTAGACCTATTCAAGAGTGGATACAATTTCTCAATAGAATTATGACAACGGCTACAAAATTACAAAGAGACCCTGTGCTTTGTAGCAGAATTATTTCTGACAAAATACCAACTATGGATATACTTAAAGATATAACAGGTGTATTCGGTGCTGAGTATATAGACAGGAGAATAGATAACAACTAACAAAAGGAGAAAATAGTATGTGTGGAATCTTTGGATTCGCTAAGACTAGTGGTAGACAATCTAACAATCAGATGAGGATTCTTAGAGATGTGTTCACCGAGCTAACAGATGAGTCTTCTATCCGTGGTACGGATAGTACAGGTTTTTCTATTATTGATTCAGATAGTAGACATACCTACAAGACGCTTGTAGATTCATCTAGCTTGGTAGATATGCATGACTTTGATGCTAATATTCTATCACGAATAACAAGAGAAACTACCATTGTAATGGGTCACGTTAGACTAGCTACACATGGTAAGGTAAAGGTAACTAATGCACATCCGTTTACAGTAGGAGATGTAGTAGGTGTACACAATGGTGTCATCTACAACTACAATGAAGTAGCTAAGTCTATGGGTAAAGGTGTACCCGAGGTAGACTCGCAGGTATTGTTTCAGTCTCTTAATAGAAACAAGATGCATGAAGCCTTCGAGAATATAGAAGGTGACTTTGCTCTAACATGGGTAAAGGATAGTAATAGAAAGGTACACCTAGCTAGAGAGTCTGGTAGACCTATGGTAGTAGCTTATTGGAAGAAGGCTAGAGTATTGTTTTGGGCTTCTACTAAAGAGATTATGAGAGAGTCTATGCTTAGAGCTGGTCTAGTTCTACCAATCAAGAATGTAGCAGAGGACTATATCTATACCTATGATGTAGATAGCTTCAATAGTAAGCCCAACAGAGAGCAAGTGCAGTTTGAGACCTTGTCTCAATACAACTACAAGACTTCTATGTACGGAGGTTGGTCTTGGAGAGATGAGTATACTAGAGGTTCAAGTCCTGCTACTATGGCTCTACCTGCTACCTGCGACAGTAGAAAGGATATGTGTGAGTATTGTTATGAGTGGATAGACCAAGAGGAGTTATGGACAGATGCAGATAACAAGAGAGTGTGCTTTGACTGTGAGTACTTTGTAGATAAAGACTCTTATAGCAATGAAGATAAAAGGGAGGTGAAAGATGATAGATCGTGGTTCTCATTCTAAGAAGAAGGTTATACTAGTAGGATTTCCTAACCCTATCAAGTTAAAGTCTAAGAAGTTTGTGATAGAGACTTTGTATAATAGAGCTAAGAAGAATCCTTTTCTAGTAGGTTCCTCTTATGAGGAGTACCTAGACTTTCTACTCAAGCAGATAGATGTAATGGGTTCTATTGATGCAAAGATAGATAGAGACTCTGATACATTAGAAGAAGATATATACGATACTCTTAAGAAGATGAATTGGTTGAAGGTTATAAACGCTTTTGTAGTTGGTATTATAGAAGCTACTAACATAGGAGTCTAGTATGCCAGTTGAAGAGAGAGAAAAAGTGGTAGAGACACCTGAACAAACAGAGTGTGGTGAGTGTGGTATTTCTGTAGATAGAGCAGATATTATAGTAAGTCATGGGAGCAGATACTGTCAACCATGTCATGATGACAACTTCTACTCATGTCACAGTTGTAGTGAAAGTGTGCCTACTGATATGGTTTACTTTGCATATCAAGACCCCTACTGTGAGCATTGCTATTGGGAATCTTTTGAGAACTGTTATGATTGTGAAGAGCCTGTAGATAGAGATGAGGTGTATTGGAGAAATGACAATCCCTACTGTTCTAGTTGTGTACCTAACGATATAGATGATATGTTATACAATTTAGATGACAGAGAACCACCTGCTTGTTCTAGAAAAGCAGAGTCCTTTGAGTTTCCTGTTCGTAGACTTGTAGGGGTAGAAGTAGAATGTCTATTCCCATATAACGATGCTTTAGATACACCTAACTTTTGGACTAGTACAAGTGATGGTTCTATTAACAGCGAAGAAGGATATGAAGCTGTAGAGATGGTAAGCTACCCTGCTAGTGGAGACCTGCTATTAGGAAGTATAGATAATCTAATGTCATGGTCTAATAATATAGGTGCAATAGTTAATAGAAGTTGTGGACTACATGTACACTTCAACTCATTAGACCTAACTGCTAGACAAGTAGCTCATGTAGGAATAGTATACAGGTACTTTGAAGAGATACTAAAAGGTATGATGCCTAACTCTAGACAGAGTTCTAATTGGTGTAAAGACTTTCCTATTCCTAAGAAACAGCTTAGGAATATTACAGAGGAGAGCGAGTTAATAGAAATGTATTATGATTACATGGATTCTCACCCTAGTACAGATAAGTATAACGACGCTAGATACTGTGGTCTTAATATACATTCTAGATACTATCATGGCTCTCTAGAGTTCCGTCTACACTCTGGAACTATAAACAAAACCAAGATACTTAATTGGATACAGATACTAAATCGCATAATAGATATGGCTATAGACCTAGAAAGATACACAGGAGATGAGTACGATAAGTGGATTAAGAAACCACCTATTACTCACATGGTGAGTACTTTTGGAGTAGAGCTATGTGATTATATTAACAAGAGAACTAGTAAGTTCAAGGGAGGAAGAGTAAATGAGTAGTACAAATCATAACGACAACTACAAAACAGTAATAGTAGAACTAGCAGTCTATGTAGACGAAGATAACTACTATCACAAAGGCTTAAACGCTGAAGGGATTGTAGAAAAAGAACTGAGTGCAGTTGAAAATGAAACAGGGATATACTTGGAAAGAATTATTTATGATGATAGCAATAAAACTCTTGAATCATGCAACGATACAAGTCTAAATTCGAGCCACGAAAAGGGAGAAAAATCATGCCGTTGAGAGGGTTTGTAGATAGTAGCGGTGCTATCATTCCTATAACAGAAATCAAGAAAGGTCATGCAGATATATCTAGATTGGGAGTATCTCTTCCAACACTTCTACATATGTCACAGCAGAGACCTTCTGATAGAAAGCCATCTACTACTGAGTTATTAAATGGTACTTGTCAATCGTATCTAGAAAGAACTGCTGAGTATTGTATACGACCTGAAGATAATGCATTTGCACTAGCAGGTACTCTACATCATCTAAAGTTAGAAGAGTCAGCAGGTCTACTAGATAGACTGAAGTCAGAGATAACACTAGAAGCACATGGTATAACAGGTACAGTAGACTTATATGATTCAGAGACAAAGACGCTTGTAGACTACAAGTTTTCTGGTTCGTATAAAATAGCAAAGTGTTTAGGGATAGCACATTACTACACTAAGCACCCTACAGAGGTGTATAAGAGAAGTGGTAGATGGGGTAAGGCAGGTACACCAAAGAGAGTTAAAGAGTTCTACAGAGATGAGAGTAAGGCAGACTTAGAAGATTGGGGATGGCAGTTAAATTTCTATAGATACTTGCTAGAAACAAATGGGTACGAAGTAGATCAGATGTTTATACAAGCAACAGTTAGAGATGCTGGATTACAGATAGCTAGAGAGCGTGGGATTACAGGTAAGATATACATGATAGAAGTTCCATACATAGACAATGAACATCTAATAGAAAGATATGTTATGAAAAGGGAGGCTCTTCTATCTGCATTAGAAAAGAAAGAGTTACCAGAGAAGTGTACAGATGAAGAAACATGGGGTGGTATGAAGTGTGAATCGTATTGTCCTGTAAGAGAAGTATGTACATATAACCAAACAAAAGGAGAGTAGAGTGAAGTTACCTAAGAAGTGGACTATCAAAGAAGAGATTGATGGTATTACATGGTGGATTATTAGAGGTGGTGCATTTACCAATTCTATTACTGAGAAGTATCCACATAGATTCTTCGAGTCTAAAGAAGAAGCAGATGTGTACTCATCTAATCTAAATAGAAGACTAAATAAAAAGACAGAGGTTGTAAATGTAGACTCTGTATTTATTAAACCTTACTAGGAGGAGCATGAAAGAGATACTGACAAAGCTAGATAAGATTGAGTTTAGACTAGAGCATTTAGAATTTGCTTTAATGAACTTAATGTTTGTCGTAGCTAATCAAACAGAAGAACTACCTAAGTTTAAGGAGAGCTTGAAGAGAGCTGAGTCTATGTCTAAGAAAGACAGAGACTTACTTAGCTTAGTAGTTAATGAGAAAGGAGCAGACGCTTGATAAATACAAATGACATAATATTTGACAATGTATTTGAAGACGAATGCGACAAGCTAGATACTATACTTTTAGAAATAGCAAAGGAAATAAAAGAAGAAGGTGGATACCCTAAGGAGCTGGTAGAGAGAATAATAGATACTTGGTGCGAAGGTGTAGGTATTAGACTGAAGGAGGAATGGGATGAAGGCTAAGGAATACAAGAAGCTAAGAGATAAGTTCATAGCAGATACTTTCAAGCTATCAGATAGTAAGAGAGTAGAGTACACAGAAGGTAATCATAATGATAATGTATTGTGGAACTTTGAGAATATTGCTAATAGTTTAAATCTAGAACCATTACAGGTTCTATCTGTTTACTATCAGAAGCATAACTCTAGTATAAACAATTACTTTAAAGACGGCAAGGAATATTCAGAACCTATAGAAGGAAGGATACAAGACATGATTAACTATCTGTTATTAATGGTAGCTATGCTACATAAATACAAAAAGAGAGGTGTAAATGAGTAATGAAATATTATTAGTAGATGATACTCCTAGTAACGGAGAGATTGTAACTAGTGATGCTTTCGATATAATAAGAAACCTACATGACAAAGTTTCTATGGAAGACACTCCACGTTCTTTTATAAAGAGCAAGATGGGAGTTGATTACGTAGAAGTAGGGTACATGAAGAAGATGGCAGACAAGCACTATCCGGGTTGGTCTTGGACTATTGTTAGAACAGAGACACTAGGTAGTGAAGCCTTTATGGTACATGGTAGATTGAAGTGGTTTGAAGGTGGTATATGGAGAGAAGGAGATATGACAGCGGCTCATAGAATAATGAAGAAGAGAGGCAGTGATGAGTTTGTAGACGTAGGTAACGACATCAAGTCAGCTAATACAGATTGTATTAAGAAGGCATTTAATATGTATCTAAACATAGCTGATGACGTATATCGAAATCGTGTAGAAGATACTTCACTAAGTCAAGAAGAGATAGACTTTCTATATAAGCAGATGGAAGGACTTAATGAAGAATGGAAAGAGAAAATATCCCTTTCAATAGAGGATGGTAACATCGAGAAGGGTGATATAGATAAAGTAGTTGCTAAGATAGAACTAATAAAAAAGGAAACAAAAGGAAAAGATAATGAGTAATTCTGTAGATTCTGTATTAGGTGATGTCATGGGAGGAGAGTCCTTCTATGACCCATCTGAAGATAAACCAAATGTAATAGTACCTGAGGGAGACTTCTATGCTCACGTAAAGGACTATACAGTAAAAGAAGATGTTGTTATTAGAGGTAAGCACCTTGCAGATATATACAACTTAACGTTCAAGTTAGCAGAAGAGAACTCTGATAAAGACTTTGGTGAACATAGTGGTAGTGTATTTGTAGGTAAGACTATAAGGTCTAAAGGTTTCTTTAGGTTCAAGAGTCCATCTGATAATAAACTGCAACCTAACTCTGGTGGTAATAGAGAGTTCAAAGAGTTGTGTGAATCTTTAGGTATCAAACCAGAAGAGAAGGAAGTAGATGGCAAGACTCTATATGCATTGCCTGTACTTACTCCATCTAACTGTGAAGGAATGCCAGCTATTATAAAGATAAAGCATGAGAACTGGACTAACAGAGACGGAGAAGAGGTTACATCACCAAAGGCTGTAGGTGTATTTTCTTGGAGCAATGGTAAGCAAGACCTATCTGACTTACCGTTCTAAATGAAAATAACTAACAGCGAATACGATACAATCATTAGGGCACTAGATTGTTACTCTGACTATGCACAAGAAGCAGATACTTTGAAGACTAAGCTAGTAAAAGAATATGATAGATTAGCAGATAAGAATATGGCAGAAGGTATGACAGCAGATGAGGAGGAACTGTACCCTAGTAGACTACATACAGAGTACGGAGGTACACCTAATGACAATCAAAAAGTGGAATGAGATAGAACATGCTTTCACTACTAAGTTTGGATGGTATGATGGTATACGACACCTTACAGATGTGGGCAGAGAAGTATACAAAACTAGAAGCGTATACGAACTTAGCGAAAGAGAAGACTATCTATTAGTAAAGAAACTCAGAGCCAAATACGATAAGGAGGTATCATGGCAAGAAAACGAAAAACACAAGTAGCGAAAGTAAGAGATTTCCTAACAACAGGAAAGAAACTTACTAGTAGAACAGCAATCACTAGGTTTGGTGTATATAGATTAGCGTCTATTATACATCGGTTAAGGACTGCGTTTGGTATGAACATAGTTACGGATAACACTAAGGGTTATGCTACTTACTTTGTTTCTACTAAGTAACAATACAACAGGTCAGGGGTGTACCTTAAACACCCCAAAGATTTTTATTAACGGTCGAAGGTTTAGGTGTACCTTGAAGAATACTTATTTATATTCTCCTTTGGTATCTTCTAAAACACCTAAGGATTAGATATGCCAACACCATTTATGTGTCATGGTTGTGATAAACCAACAATGAATAAAAGTGGAATCTGTGATGATTGCAATAGAAAGACACCATCAGATGATGCTTTGTACGATACTAAGTATGTTAATCTTCTAAGTGAAGAAGAGATAATGAAGATAGATAAAATACATGAACTATCTTTTGACTATACAAACAAAACAAAAAGGAGTAAGAGATGAGATACTATTGGGAAGCACTCTTTAGCGTAGAATACTTTCCCTATTGGGAGTTTTCTATGTTGATGATGCTAGTATTGGTTCTTAGTGTTCTATGGAGAATCAATAGAATAGAGAGGAAGCTAGACGATCTAGTTGACCATATAGTTGAAGAACTAGTCGAAGACTAAACATAAGGATTAGCAAAGGGAGAATGCATAATACATAAACAATAATTGGTAGTTATTGAATGACAATGTATATTGTAATAGGTTGGCCCCGTTCTCCCTTTTGCTATAATAGATATGAAAAGAAAAAAGAACATAACAAAGAAAGACATGATAGATATGATACGTCAAGCAACCACTATGTCTTTAGCAAACAAGAAAACAATAGATATGCTTGGAGAGTTTCTCTATAATTACTTAGATATGAAAGGAGATACAGACAAGTATACTAAATTTATGGAGGACAAAATAGATGGACTTCTTAAACAAAGTAGTCAAGGGGATGGAGAAGTTTCTGGAGAGTCCCTTCAAGAAGAAGAGGAGTAGAAACAATGCCGTCAAAAAGCAAAGCAAAGGGAAACAGGTTCGAAAGAGAGTGCGTAAAAATAGCTAAGGAATACGGACTAGAATCTAAAAGAGCTTGGGGGTCTGATGGTAGGTCATTAGGACTAGACCCCGAAGTAGATATGACAATAGAAGAATATACCGTTCAATGTAAAGTAAGAAAAAGGATAGCAACATGGCTGAAACCTTCGGAGGAAATGGGGGATTTACACCTTCAATTAGTAAAGGAATCAAGAGGACAAATATACGCTATAGTATCAATGACAAGAATGATGGAACTAGTATCAGAAGTCAAGACACTACGTCAGCGTATAGAGCAAAAACAATAGCAAAGATACAGTCACTAGAATATTACTTAGGTACTGATTGGGTAGATTGGGACTGCACAAAGATAGAGATTACAGATAAAAGCAAGTCAGGGGGAAAGTCTAGTGTAAATAGTACAATACTAAAGTGCTCTGAGTGTGATAGGATTTATCAAACTAAAACACTAGGACTTGCTGATAAATCTATAGGTAATACTATTATAAACCATAGCCTATTTAATAATGTGCCTTTGTATAGAGGAGAGTGTGGCTTGGAAGATTGTAATGCCTAAGTGCCCTCTATGTGATAGTAATATAACAGCTAAGAAAGCTGGTATTAGGTTAAAGTCTCTTAGATTATCTAGGCCTAGCAAGGTTTTAAATCTAATAGATGACCAGATAAAGAAGATGTCTAGGTATTGGAAGATAGATGAGGTGCTTGAGGCTAGCTTCTTAGCAGACATAGATGGCGTTAACAACGATGTAATAATAGAATCAATCAAAAGATTCGATAGCAGAGGTAGCTTACAAAAAGGTTACGGTCTTAAGTACTTAGCAGGTATGATAAAGAACGAGAGCAAGAGAATAGCTATTAGAGAAGAGTACGAGAGAAAGAACTTAGATAGGCTACCTCCAAAATTAAAGGATGTAAAGTGAAACAAAGAAAGGGAACTTATTACGAGATAGATGAACTTTCAAAGAGGCTAGATAAATTAGAAAAAACAATAGAAAAGTTTATGTCTAATTGGGGGCCTGAGATACAAAGAAAAAGAGATGAAAGAGATAGTAAGTGGGATGAGATGATAAGAGTCTTAACAGTACAGGAGAGAAATAAAAGATGAAAAGTGTTGAATTAGAACAAGCATTTTTAGGATGCATCATAACTGATAGTTCTTATATAGATTCTGTCAAGCAGTATATAACAGATAAAGAGTTCTTCTACTCTAGTTTTAATCAGAAAGTATGGACTGCTATAGACAGGTTATACTCTAAGAACAAAGAGATAGATATGATAACCATATGTGAAGAGGTAGGTGGTAAGGTTGATGGTTATAGTTCTAGCTACGAGATAGCAGGGTTTTTAGATAAGGTTGTGTCTGCATCTAGCTGTGTAGAATATGCAAAGAGACTACACTCTTATTATTTAAGAAGAGTTCTGTACAATCAGATGACAGATATATCAAAGGGTTTAGGTGATGCATCTCTTGAAACCTCTAACTTATTAGAAGAGGCACATACTACTATAGGTAATATAATAAAGCTACAGCCTAGCAAGACTTTTGATATACATTCTTTACTAGAAGATACAAAAGATTCTATATATAACTCTACTACTCAGATACAAACAGGTATAGGTACATTAGATAGAGTAATAACAGGTATGACTAGAGGTGAGATAACTATTATAGCAGGTAGACCCGGTAATGCAAAGACTACAGTATCAGCTAACATAGCTAGGAACTTAGTACACCAAGGACTTAAGGTTGCTATGTTTAATAGAGAGATGCCTAATACAGAGATGATGAAGAAGTTTATAGCCATGGAGTCTAAGTCATTACAATACAGAAACTTGCGTAACAATATAGATATAGATAGAGATGAGTTATCTGAAGTGTCTAATGTAATATCAGATGTTTATAGTGATAAGTTATTTATGTTTGATGATGTAAGAGATATAGAGAACACATTTCGTGAGATAAAAGCTATCAGTCCAGACGTAGTTATAGATGACCATATAGGTTTGATAGAGCACCCTGCAAATGACAGAAGAGATTTACGATTAAAGATAGGAGATGTTAGCCGTAGTTATAAGTGGTTAGCTAAGGCACAGGATATGTCTGTGATACTAGTGTCTCAGATGAATAGGAATATGGAGCATAGAACTGATAGGATACCTAGACTATCTGACCTAGCTGAGTCTGGTAACTTAGAGCAAGATGCAGAGATAGTTGTATTCTCTCATTATCCTTGGGTATCTAGATATGGTGATGATGGTAATAGTGATTGTTTCTTGGAGCTTATAGTGGCTAAAAATAGATATGGTAGCACCAACTCTTGCGAGGTTGGGTATCATGGTAATAGTTGCTTGGTTACTAATTCAGAAGCTGAGGCAGTATCATTAGCAAGAGAAAGAGGAGATGATGTAAACGGTACACCTAAGCCTTTTTAAACTTGTTTTCTTTTCTTTGCTTTCTGCATCTTTCTTTTTACTATAGCTTTGTAATCTATATCTGTTACCAAGATGGGAAACATAGGGTATGAACTATTCCAATTCTTTATATCTTCTAAGGCTTTTTGGTATGCCTCTTGAGTACCTGCATTTATAATAGAATCTATTATAGCAGTCTTTCTTCTGCCTCTTAGAAATTCTATTCTATCTAGTTTCATACCTCTTGTTTCTATTTGTTTAGCAACATCCTTAAGTAAAGGACTACCTGTCATTCTTAAAGCTCTAGATGGAACTCTTTTTATAAAGTCTCCTTGATAGTTTTTATAGTCTCTTTCTAGTGCAGATATAAACTTACCAAGTTCTTCTATATCAGACATAAAAGGTGGAGATGCAAAAAAGAATAATGCATTTGATACTGTTCTACCTTCTTCTAGTCCTGCCATAAGAAAGTCTCCTAAGAAACCAAATGCTCCTATAGCCGCTACGTTTTCTACTATCTCACGACCATCTGTTTCAAAGAAACTAGCAGGGTCATATGCTTTTTCTCCAGATGCTAGTTGTTTCATTAACTCTTTTGCCTTTATAGCAACTGCTCCTGTAGCCATACCACCTGCCGCTAATCTAAGTAGTGGCATAAAGTTCCCATGTGCTAAGTCAAATTTTAATGTATCTGATATGAAGTTATACTGCCTAAGACCAAATGATTTAAACTGTAGAAAAGGTTTTAGTATAGGTCTATTTAAAACAAGAGGGTCAGCAAGTATATCTTTCTGCAACTGAGTCTTAACAGCAAATCTACCCATAGCATTTATTACTGTAGAGTTTGGTAGTTTGCCTTTCTTTATTTGGTTATGGTCTATCCCCATTTTATTTAAAGTAGACTTAGCCCATTTTTTAGAACCCATCCTTCCTAGGCCTATGCCTCTTTTTCCAGATGTTATAGCTACTAAGTCATCTATTAATACTCTTGCAGATGCGGCCGCTAATATATTATTAATAGAGTTTATTCTATTAAACTGAGATATATCAGTTAATCTACCTACTACTTTTTTAGATATATCACTTTGCTGGGATATGCCCATCATCTCATTTATATATTTGTATAAGTTACCACCAGAAGCATCTACCTGTTGTCTAAATTTTTTATCCGTCATGTACTTATAAGTACCTTTTGTAAACCTCCAATACCCTGCAGATAGAGCAGAAGATATTGCAAACTGAGATAGGTTCATAGCTGTTGCTGTACCTAATGCAATCTTAGTAGAAGTTTCCCACTCCATAACCTTTTGCATAAAGTCTTTAATACCCGGGTTTAAGTTGTATCTTCTATTATATCCTATAGTACCCATAACATGATTATGTAGCTCTCTCATAATAGGAACATCATCTGCACTAGCATTATTAAGAAGATTTTCGTATATATTACCCTCTCTTCCAAAATTTTTTCTTTCTGCTGAACGCCTAGCTACATTAGAAGAATATATACCAAGAAGCTTTCTAATATCTCTTTCATAAAAACTTTTAGGCAATTCGTATGTTCTAGCTTTTTCTAAGTTCCCATCTAGTTTAAAGACTTCACCATATGTTAACCTACCCATGAGAGCCATAGCTTTAAATGGACTAAGCTCTTCAAGCTTGTCTCTACTCTTTACCCCTTCTATTATAGAATCATAAGCTTCTCTAGTTTCTTTAGATAAAGATGGTACTGCATTTCTAATAACCCTGTTTAAAAAATTAGCCTCACCCTTTCTATTCTTAGCAAAACTTTCTGGGTTGTTCATAGCCTGTATAATTAAGTCTATATAATCGTCTTTTAAATTCTTTACCAACATATCCTCTCCACTTCTAGCAGTTTCTCTAGAAACAAATTCAGATATTTTGTATATGTCTGCAAATATTTTTTCAGCAACACCTTGCTTTAATATCCTAGGTATATAGTTTTGAAGATAGCCTACATCTACACCAGATTCTCTGGCTCTATTAAATAGGAAGTCTGACATTTGTCTATAAGACCTTGTTTCTTGTATGTCTACTCCTTGTTCTACAGCATCTGATAGTAGTTCCCAGTATTTACTTTTAGCATTGGCTTCTGATACACCCATAGCTTGAGAAAGTCTTTGAGCTTGTTCTCTTGTTGGCTTTGTAGAATTAAAACCAAAATTGCTCATTAGGTCATAGGTTTCTGATAAAGTTCGTCTTTGATCTACTACAAACTGATCTACCTTAGCAACATACATCCTCCTAACAGGACTTACAGTACCTTGATTTCTTGCAGGTCTAAGTATGTCTAATAATTTATTTGCTGGTGCTGGTAGCATTTGATCTAGGAATATACTATACCTAGCTTTCTGCATAGGCACACCTTTCTTTTCCATGTCATCTAATGCTTTCTTAGTGTATTTTTCAACTATTAATTTATCTCTTAAGTTTACAATCTCTGAATTAGTATTTTCATCAAGTCTTTTAGGTATTGACTGCTCTCCTTTAGATGCTCTATTTAATCCTCTATTAAGTTCTTTTTGCTCAGTCGAATGGTTGAGTTCGTTTTCTAAACTTCTTATTTCAGATTTTCTTTTATCTTTTAGTTCTTTTGGAGATATGTTAACATTTTCTTTTCTTCTGTAATATGTTGAAAAAACATCTCTATCTACTAATGATATTTCATTTGTATCTAAAAATTTTAATTGATACTCTCCCTTGTCTCTATTAAAGCTTTGTATCTTTACTTCTCTTTTGCCTTTTCTATCTGTGTATATATTGTTATATAATTCTCTAGCATAACTATCCCTAGCAACATTTCCTGCTTCTACATCTAAGTTTAATTCTTTAGGTGCTGTTTCGTATGTTATCTCTTGCTTTGTTGCATCTTTTCTAAACTCATTAAGTTTTTTAAAACCTGTAGTAGCTACTTTGTTTACACCCTTAATACCTAGTATCATACCTCCTGCATGAATCCAATCTTCTGTAGTAGGAGTTCTTCCTTCTAATGCAGGTGCTACTACTGCAAACTCACCAGTTTCTGCTAATGTTCTACCAAGTACACCTACTCCTTTTTGAGTTAAAAAAGCATTTGTAGCTCCTGTCATACCACCTAGAACTGCACCTTTAGCTCCAGCTTTTACTACCTTGCCGGGTGTTACTGTGCCATCTGATATATATTCATTTAGTGCTTCTCCAGCTCCAGAGTACAAGCCTAATGCCCCTGCTCCACCTGCAGAAGAGGTAGCTGTTTTTGCTAGAGCATTTGATTTAACAGCCATTCTAGCCGCTCTACTAGCAACTTGAGGCTTAACTCCATTCTGTATTAATTTTTTAGTTACGTACTTAGTAGCCGTAACTTTAGCGGCCGCACCTCCAAGACCTCCTCCAAAAACTGTAGTAGCAAAATCAAGAGGCTGGAAGAACGAGGCTACACCTGCGGCTATGTCAGACACAAGACCCGGATGATAGTTACCTAAGTCATACTTCTCCTTACCTTGAGTTATCTCATACACCATTCCCTGCAAGGACTTATTGTACCCATCTTTCCATATATTTCCTAATGTGTCTATGATACCGCTTTCATCCTTAGGGTTGTAAGCAGGCATTTCTGAGCTTAGTTTATATTGAGGAAATTTTCTAGTAATAACCTTATAGGCTAAGTCATCACTCATAGAATTATACTTTGAATCAACAGCTCTAAAGTCATTAACAAGCTGTTCTTTGCTCATGTTTGGGTCGAATTGTGCCATTATAAAGAGCTGATAAATTTAATTAAGTCATCTCCTAAAAGCTCTCTGTAAGACAAAGGCTTGTCTTTTAATACAGGAAACCTTTCTCTTTTTCTTCTTATGTCTTCACTATTATCATCATAAAATGTGTCTGTAGATTCGTCGTAAATAGAGCTAAACAATTTTTTTAATTCTTCTATTTTTTTAGGCAATCCTTCTTTAAAATTCTTTCTTGTCTGAGGATTTGGTGCTGTTTCTGAAGTTTTTATGTCCTTTCTAAGTTTCTTTATTTTATCTTTTAAAAACTCTGAACCAGCTCTGGCATCTCTAAGGTTTCTTGGAACATCAAAGTCTTTTGATTTTCTACTTCTAGAAGGTGTTTTAGCTTGAGCCATTCCTAAACCAGAAAGAAAAGCAGGAACATCAAGTTCTTCTCTATCTTCTTGTGATAAATTTTCTGGAACTATAGCTGGACTATAAGCAGAAGAGTCATCTGGAAAATCACCATCAATAGCAACTTCGCTATCATCTGTTGCGTTTTGATTTGCCTGAATTTGAGCTAGGACATTTTCTCCTATCTCATTGTCATCTGCAAATAAAATGTCATAGTCATCTTCATTGACATTTTGAGTGTTAAAAGTTCTTGCTAAAACTTCTGCTGGGTTTTGCTTAAATTCTTCTATCTTAGCATCTACTCTAGAATAAGGATTTACAGAATTGCCACCATAAGCATCTACACTACTATCTCCTTGACTACTTATGTTAAGAATTTTTTCTATTTTTGAATATGCATTATCTAAACCAAGTTGTAACTCTTCTTTCTGAGTACTGTAATCAACTCCGGGAAGAGAAGCTTCTTTAGTCTCTAAGTCTGTTAGAGCCTTTGACATTCTTCCAATTTCTTTTGTAAAAAAATCTACTTGATCTTTTTGAATATCATTCATTTTTCCAGCATCTCTATCAAGGTATACTCTACTTAAGTGCCTAGCATGTTCTTCAGGGTTGCCAAACAATACCATAGCTGTATTATCTGATATTTCATTGTCAGGATTTCTTTTATTGTAGTCATCTTTAAACTTCATTATGCTAGTACGCTGAGCACCTGCTTTGGTCTTTAAAGAATTAACTCTTCTTTCAACCAGCATTCTTTCTTTTGGGTCTGTTATATCCGCAAGAAAAGCCTCAGTTGGAGTATCAATAAGTTCTTGTACTCCAAAACCAGATGTTGCGTTTGTAAAAGTTTTATCAGCCCTATTTCTTAAGTTGTTTTCTTCGTTTATAGTTGCGGCTTTTTGAAGTCTATCTTCTTGCTTTGATGCTAGGTCATTGCTAAACTTTTGCTGTCTAAGTGAGTCTTCATATCTTTCTTCAACTTGTTGCTGTTGCCTTCTAGATAGCTCTAGTCTAGCATCTGCTCTTTCTGATTCTTTTTTTCTTAGCTGATATTCAGGACTAGCGTACTTTGATATTTCTTCTAAGAAGGTATCTAAACCTGTAGGTGCTTGTTGTAATACTACTCTTGCCATTATTTAATCCTTGTGTTTAATTTTTTAACAACTCTATACAATCAAGGGCCTCCTACATCAGAGTCGCTTTGGTCTCCGTATACATCATTTGGGTCTGGTTGACCCGGTACTAGCTCCCATATATTACCATTCCAACTATAGTTTAAACCATCTGAGCCTTTCATTGTTTGACCCATTGTTGTACCCATTGTGTTAGGGGAACCCGGAGGGCCGTATTGTTCATTCGTTCCATAAGGATTATCTTGTGTAAAATCCATTTGATTTCTTTCAGCATCTGCTAAGTACCTTAAAGCATCTTCTTGATTTGTTCTTAGTGTATCTGCTAAAGATTTCTCAGTTCTACTTTCATAATCTCTTACTATTCCCCTACTAGCTAAGCTATCTCCTTTAAATAAGGAACCAGCAGTCTGTTGCTGTAGCTTCATTAATTGATTTCTAGCATCAGCTCCGAATCTATCTCTATCTTCTAAAAACTCACTTACATCTGGAGCTCCATACAGGTCTTCAAATTTTCTTCTTTCTACATCGTCTTCTATAAATTTACCATATTGCTGTTGATAGTCTTCGGTACTCTGGCTACCATATCCACCGTTTGAAAACCCTTGCACTCCTTTCATATTGCTAGAATCTGCTCTGTCTCGATAATAACTATTTGCTACTTGCATTAAAGCATTTAAAGCATCTTCATTGCTCATTATCATCCCAGCTTCTTGTGCATCAGATAAAGCTTGCTTTCTATTCCCTGCATTTCTAATCTGCATTAGTGGAGCCATGTCTTCAAAACCAGATAAAGCTTTTGCTAGCTCATCTACAACTCCTATGCTGTAGTTACTATCGTCTTTACTCATGATAGGTTTAATTCCACCTTTGTTCATCATAGCAGATTGCCTAGTCATATCAGTATTTCTTTGCACATTTAAAGTATTAAGTGCTAATAGTTCATCTATTGCAGAGTGACCATGTTGACCTTGTGGTACTAAACCACCTCCCACATATCCTAATCTATCTGCGTTGTTTATCATGTCCATTGTATTCTTTCCTAGTTTATCTACAGCTTCTTTACGAACAACATACTCTCCGCTTTTAAGCATAACTGGGCCTATATTATCTGATTGTGCCATTATACTATTCTCCTTTTAAAAGGCATCATGTCTATCAATCCTCTTCCCATAGTCATTCCACCACCCATATATCCAGACTTCTTTTTCTTCTTAGCCATGCCACCATACATATACATATCCATCATTCCTCCACCCATATAGTCATCCATCATACCACCTTGCATCATGTATCCCATTTTATTTCTAACTGCCTCAGGTAACTTTGCCAAACCTCTATTACCTTCAGGTACTTGTTTTAACTGACCGCCTTTAGCATACTTAGGCATCATACCTCCTGCCATTAAACCAGCTAAGTCCATACTTTGATTAGGCATTCCATAGCCTAGCATGTCCTCCATAAAATATTGTCTTGCAGAATCTGGAGTGTTTGTTGAGTAACCTAAATTTCCTAATATTTCATTTGGGTCTAGTTGGTCTATTGCAAACCTAGTTTCTATATTAGATGGCATAAAGCCAGAGGTATCTATTGATGGTGCTTCTAAATTTACACCACCCATTAACCCTTCTCCACCAAATAACTTAGGTGCTTCACTTGGTATTGCCCCAGTATCTAAGCTAGGAGCATCTGTAAGACCTAGTGACCCAGTTGCGGCTTTTCCAGACAAGGCTCTTTTACCGTACTCCCCTAAGCCAGCCATCAAAGCTGTACTAGCAAAAGTTCCTAAGGCTCTACCAGCAGACCCTTCCCCTAAGCTTTCTCTATAGTCTTCTATATCTTGTTTTGCCTTAGTTCCAAAACCTGTGCTTTCTCCAGCTTCTACATCTTCTGCTGTGGCATCTCCTAGTTTTTCTCCTGCAAATTTACCAATTCCAGCTAAAGCTCCTTTTGCTAAAGAAGTTCCAATTAAACCTACTCCGGGAGGCAAAACAGCATTTAATATATACGGAGCCGCTAAACTTAATAAACCTGCTCCTGCCTTGCCAAAACCTAAAATTCTATCTCTTGCACTAGTTGCTTTTGTTTGCATATCTGCAAGCTTATCTTGCAAGTCTCTATAGCCTCTGCTGAGACCAGCACCACCTATTATAGCTCTGGCTCCCCTACCTCCTCTTTGGTAGGACATGGGCATATTACGACCGCCTCCCATATAATCTCTAAGTGTATTGTATTTCATAATATTCCCTTAAATTGTAACTTCTGTTTTCCAAACTGATGTAACAAAAAACTCTACTGCAGTAGTAGTTATTCCTGTATCAGATGCAGTTATTGATATTATTGCCACTTCATTTGGATTTATGACTGGTGAATTGTTCCAGTCAGTTTGATTAATTGTTATAACGGTACTGTCAACTGTAGTTGTATCATATGAAAATTGACACACCTCACTTGGTGACTCAGAACCATTAGGTATTTTTTTAATTTTAAAAAGTATATTGTCAGCATTGTCTTGTACTATTGGCACTTTAAATAGTATCTTATGACATATCATCTTAAATGGACTTAAAAACCCAACTTGATTTCTTACTACTGTTAAATCTGTGTCGTCAACCCAAGGTAAATTAGTTTCATCTGTATCTAAATCTTTGTTAAAGTTATGTATGAAAGTTCTATAGTCAATAAAAGACTGGGTATATTTTAATCTTCTAGTAGTTAAAGTTCTCTCTACAAACTGGTCTCCATTGTCAGATAAAAATGTTTTATAAAGCTTGCCTCTCTGTTTTCTCACCATTGCCAACTGTCTATTAGGACTTAATGTAAAGGTAGTTGTACCTTCTGGTGTGCCTCTAGTTACAGGTGCAGATGTATCTAAAGAACCACCTTTTGAATTTGTTAATCTTCTTATATCTCTCTGCACTATGCCGCCCTCTTTCTAAGAGTTCTATATTCTATTACTATATCATTTAAAGCAAACTTAGAATCTTCAGCTAAGCTATCAAAATTAAATCTAAATGCTATGCTTTGAAATGGATTAATTGGATTGTCAGCACCACCTCCCTGACCTACAACAGGTATCTTAATAGTATTGTAATATGTTTGAGACGCATGTGTTTGAGGTATAGTAGAACCTGTTGCATTTAGAACGACCCAAGTTCCGTTGTTGTTAACCATATACTCAATCTCAGAATCGTTGATAGCTGTGCTACCGCTATGCCTATAATTTATATACATATTGTAAACTTTCTTACTTAAACCCGGTTCTCCAAAATCTAAATCTGGAGTTTGCAACCTATAGTAAGTATGTGGTTGCTCAGCAGTTTGATGATGAGTTAATATTACTTTACCTGTTCCAACTCCATTTAAATTTACATCATCTGTGTCATAAGCAACTATAAGCTGTCCCTGACTGTCATTTACCATGTTAGATATATGTGCATCGTAAGTATTACCTAAAGTAAAACTAGCATTATTTGTATTTGGAGCCGCATCTTTACCAAAGTACCAGCTCTTATATCTAAAGTCGTAATAAAAAGCATCTTCAGCATCTAAAGCTTTGTCTATAAATATAGCTTGTTTTGTTTCTGGTATATACCCTACAACAGCGTTAGAAAAATTTGACCATCCTACTCCAGATATAAGTGTTTGACCTGTGTCTGCTATCTTTCCTTCAGTTAGGTTAGCAACAGAAGAGCCATCAAATAAATATGCACCATTATTATTTGCCCACAGTATTCCGTATTCTGTGTTGCAAACAGAGTAAGGAAACTGTACACCTGCATACGGAACCGTTTGTTCCAGAAACCAACCAGCAGGTGATACTGAAGCTATGTTTAATATCTGAAGAGTTCTTTGTTTAAAAGCGAGCAATCTATCTGCGTAAAAAGCCAAGCAACTATAGTCTTCCCCATCTCCCTTAGTAACATCTAATTTGTTATGAGCTGGAAACGTATCATATTTGTCTATCTCACTAAACATTATACGGTCTCCAAAATGCTCAAATGATGTGCTTTCTGAAGTAGAACCAACGCCTCCCTCATCATACTTTACATTTGCAACAAAAGCTCTTGAGCCAGCAACTACTGCTGTTTTATAACCAGACCCTGTTTGACCAAAGGCTATCTGCTTAGTTGACGGAGAAAAACCATTTAATAAAACATAGTCTTCTATGTTAGGCCTAGAAGATTTTAAATCAAAATCTCCATGAGTTACGGTATTAGATATTCTAAATTCTCCATCTCCATCCGCTTTCCAAGGATAATATTCATCTCCTAAATGAACTCTAGCTCCATCTTTAACACTTATATCAACAAATAAAATCCATTCATCATTACTACCTGCCTCTCTTATGTATATTCTACCACCACTTAATCTTTTTGAGTAATCACTACTTGAGCTTGTTCCTATTGTATTTGCGTAAACATTTATATTAAACTTCTTTCCATCGTCGTGCGTAAATGAGCCACCTGAAAACTCTTGGATTAAAGATTCTTGATTGCCGTCATATATAAAAGTACCACCAAACTCATAATCTTTACCTTCCCATTCTCCATCTTCTGTGCTTTTTTCTACGCACAAACCCCAACCTGCTCCTCCAGCTACATTATACTCAGTAGTTCCATTTAAGGATGCACTACCAGTTCTTTTGCATGCAGTAGGCCTTGCCAATGTATTTAATTCTTCGTATGTGTTAGACTCTACTACTGTTCCAATAACTCCACTTGTTAATAAAAATTGGTCTCTTTCTATGTGACCATACCATTTAGGAGTCGATTCGTTTCTATGGTTTCCATCAGCTACCCTTAATGAGTTGTTTGCATAATAGTAAACAAACTCTGGTTTTTCATTACCATCAGCCTCATTTAAAAGTGTTACAGCATCTGTAGTAAAATCATCGTTACTGTCAACATAAATATCTACCTTTCCATCATCAGTATTTCCCAAAGCTAAAAAGAAATCTCCAACAAACCCTGTTCTTTTAAATATTATATCTGTATTATCAGCAACAGATTCGTCTACAAGTGAAGTTTCTTTTAGGTCAAGAACTACTCCGGATAAACCTGCAGTAGTTGTGAATATATGGCTAAAAGTAAGTTGCTTTCCTGTCGATGTTGCAGTAGCATTAGTACTCATTTCAAATGTTGTAGCATCTGTAATACTTGCAATCGTTGCCCCTGAAGGAACTCCTACACCTGTAATCCGTTTTCCAACTGCTAAATTATTTGTAGCATTTGTTCCCCCACTATGAGTAACTGTGGCATCTCCATTAGTTACGTTGCAGGTATGAGTAAAAAAATCAACATCAAAACTAGCACCGTTAGTCAGACTCAGTAAAGACTGAACAGTAAAAGTTCCGTTGTTTGCAGAGTTGCTTGCACCACTAATTACTATTTTAATAGGTAATCCAGTAGAACTTGGAACTACATTGTTTGTAACCCAAAAATCAATATCATTTATAAATATCTTATTACTACTGTGGAAAGCTAAGGCATATTTATTACCAGTAGGGTCTGTTCCATCTACATTTCCACCAGAACTTCCAAGAGAACGTACAGTAGCACCCCTAACACCAACAGGGTCATCTGCTTCAAAGTAATGTAATCCATATCCGGGATTTAAAGATGCCGTATGTACAGGAACTGTATTCTGACTTAGTGTCAATGCTGAACCATCAGTTGCTGTGTGCCATTCTGAGCGTGGTATTAACTCTCCATTTTTAGAAACATTCCAGTTTATACACTCTGCAGACTCACCAACAGCTAAGTCTCTAGGGTTTTTTACGTTGTTAATACCCCTTCCAAAGCTATTTAATGTAAAGAATTTTTTTGCCATTTAGTCTCTTATTTCTATGTGAACTAAGTCGTCAAAGCCATTATCTTTTACATCCCCATCACTATTCCAGTCGCCGCCCCAACGAATTTTTAAACCTAGCTGATGAGCTATACCTCTTATCATTCCACCCATGTAATGAAATCCGTCTCTGTTTTCCCAGTCTATTGGATAGGGAGCTAAATCTACCGCCTTACCCTCCATGTGCCTTGAATACTTTACTTTCGTGGCTCCCTTTTCCAATAACTCTTTTTGTCTTTCTTCACTTCGCAAACCTTCTATGATAGTAACATCCATTACTTTGATTAACTCATCTAATACTTTGATAAGCCTATGGTCTACACCTTTCAATCTTTTCTTACTTTTTCTTCCAAACTTATACATAAGATACCTACTTCTTTTTTCTTCTAGTAGCTTTTCTTTTGGTAACTTTTTTCTTACCACCACGTATTAAATCTGAGTCTGCTTTTCTAGCTCCACCCTTACCTGTAGCAAAGCTTCTAACCCTGCCTGCCGCCCATTGATGAGCACTAACTCCGGGTCTAGAACCACTAGAATAAAAAGCACCAAGTCCTCTAGAGTAAACTTTGTTTAATGTGGACTTTGATATACCTGAACTTTTAGAATACTTACTTACAACGGAAGCTTTACTTCCTCCGCTTTTTGGCTTTGCTTTTCTTTTTGCTGGTTTTCTTGCCACTTTTACTCCTTTGCTTTGATATTTTATCCATCATAGCAGGTGTCAACCTACCAGATTTATAGAGCTTTCTAGTTCTAAGTATCTCAGACTCTGATTTCTTTTTGTTTTTAGAACCTTTAACATATTTTTTAGGAACACCTCTTTTTGTTTTAGGAACTTTCTTAAATTTTCTAGCCATTATTTCTTAATCTTTTTAACTTTTCCATTTTTAGTTCTAGCAAATTTATGAGTTTTAGTTTCTCTTATTAATGTTCCAGAATAAGTTTTTCCACCCCATTTCCAACTAACACGCCTAGCCATTACTTTCCAACTTTTTTCTGAGCCATTTTATGAGAAGCTCCAAAACTTTTTCCTTTTTTCATTGCTGTAGCCATCATTCTTAAATGTTTTGCGGTATGATGAACTGAATGTTTTTTCATAGCATTTGCTTGTCTCGTAGTAAGCCCAGTCATAGAAACACCCTTTACGCTCTTTGGTGCTTTCATTGACTTTGACTTAGCTTTTGTTTTTGGCCTTCCTCTTTTAGAACCGTAGGTTCCTTTACCCATTGGCATACTAACTCCTTTTTCTTTTTTTCTTAGCTTTGTTTCTTGCACTAATAGCTTTAGCTTTTCTTTTAGCATCTGCTTTTGAACTAGCACCCCATGCTCTTAAGGAAAGTAGTAACCTTGTGGGCTTACCATTCTTTCTTTCAGGGCCGGGCATACCACCCATCCTAGCAAGAAAACTAGCTCTTCTAGGATTATCTCCAGACTTCACAGGAGCTTTCAAGGTTCCACCTTTGTAACTAGCCCTACCCTTAGCATTCAATCCACCCTTAGGATTCTTTCCTGCTTTTCTTGTCCAAGCTGGAGACTTAGGTTTTCTTTTTGCTCTTGGCACTATACGCCTAATTTCTTCATTAAGATACCCTTGATAATCTTCCATAGGGCCTCAAGGATAGCCTTCTCTGTTTTTTCACTAATTATTGGAATATCAATAGACTTATTAAGCTCATCAATAATTTCATCTTTTGTATTATCAGATAGCAATTCATCTGCAATCATTTTCATTAACATAACTATTTACTCCTTATGTTTTTTATTTTATATCCTAAATATATAATAGTCATAATACCTACAACTAATTGCAGTATTAAATTAATATTAGCTAGATGAATGCCATAGTTAGCAAACGATAAAGCTGAAACTTTTAAACTATCCATTAATGTTTTCCATTTATTCTACTAAGAGAACCTTTAATTTCTGAAACTTGATTATCTAAATCATTTACTTCTTTAGTAAGAGCATCAAACTTTCTATCTAATTTATCATCAGATTGATTCCATCTATTAATAAGTTTTATAATCATACCTTCCATATTCTCTAATGTTTCAGATTGTCCTTTGTTCTCTACTTTTAAATTTTCTAGCGTTTCTTGTTGCTTTGCTGATTTGTTAGACATTGATACAACTAGGTAAACAAACATTGCCCCAACTACCCCTATCATTCCAGCTTCGCCATATATCGCCATAAAATCCACTACTTACCTCGTTTCTTTTTACCCCAACTAAGTGGGTTGATGTTAAATTCTTTTTCATAGAAGGCTACTTTTTCTGCCAACTCTTCTCGCTCAGCCCTTTCTTCCATGATATGTTTACTAAGTAAATCCCCAATCTGTTCATTTGCAACAAGGACATTATCTTCAAGCTTTGCAATCCTAGTTTCAATTTGCCAATAACCATATACCAACATACCGATAAGGACTGCAATCTGACCCAACCATTTAAGATTAATACTGACAATGGCATTATCATCAAGAATAGCAGTCCTATAACTTCTAGCGGTATCTGGCTTTTCACTCATTTAATCCTTATATCTTCCCACTCTTCATGACGATAACACCAGTTTGATTCGCTTCTAATGCTCCCATGATACCAATGAATAGTAGAATCTTGATCTACTATCTCAGTAAATATAGTCAGATTAGTAGTGTCTTGAGGGGATAACTCATATCCCCCCACAGACCAACCTGTTGAACAATTAGTCAACATAGATATACCGAACAGGAATATCGTAAGATGTGCTAACGCTATCTTCTTGTTTATATTCAACCACGAAATCACCGTTACTCTTCTTTCTTATCGTCTTGTTCATCTTCCTTATCTACACTAGCTTGTAAAGCATCTACAAAAGCCTGTTTACCAAATCGTAACTGCTGAAGATTAAATTCAGAAGATTGAATCTTTCTTTCTAAATCAGCTACGTGATTAATCATTACTTTCTGCTCATCAGATAGCTCTGATTCTTTATACTCTTTGTCAAAAAGAGTGATTACGTTTTCTTTAGGCATTTCTTTTTCTTTTTTTGCCACGTGTAACTCCTACTTGTTATTAATTAAAGTTTTTTGAAATCAGCGATTGCAGAGGCTAGTCCATCAGATTGCTCTTTTGCTCTTGCCATTTCAGCATCATATCTTGCTTTTTCAGATTCTAATTCTGATAAAGAATACTGCCTTTCTTGATCTGGTAATGCTTCACCACTTTCAGCATCCCATCTCTTTTGCACTAAAACAATGTATGATTCTTTTTTTTCCTCTACTGCTTGACGTACAACTTTGCCTTCATCATCTTTTACTTCGCTAATGGCTTCTTGCACTACTCTTTCTTTGCTTTTAAAATCGGCTGTTTTACCTTTTTTATCAGCGTATTTTGCCCAATTCATTTGAGACTCCTTGTTTGTTAATTATTATCCACAATACAAAACACAACTGACTAACTTTACCTCTTCAGTTGAGTTGCTCATTGTTACTTTCCCGATTGTTTTACTTCTTATGATGTCATCACTTTGCACTTTAGCAGTTCCATCTCCATTGCTTTCTAATAAATCTCCACCTTCGCAAGAGCCAGTAACTTTAATTGATGATATTCCAACTGATGCAATTGTAACATTGTTTCCGTTTAAACCTTTTAAATCAGATACAACTCCATAAACTCTTTTATCTCCAACTGAATTAGAAATTTTTACTTTTGCGTGATTTTCGCTATGCTCTTCGTCTATTGTGCTTACCACTGTTCCTACCTCTAAAGTATCAGAACTGCTACTTTCATGGCAACCTGAGAAACCAGTAAGGCTCACAGTTCCACCAGTATTTTTAATATCTCCTACAATAGTACCATCTGATCTAAACTGAATAAATTGTCCATCACTTGCATTTCTACATATTTGCATTGTTTCACCAGCAGAGTCTCTGCTAAAAATTGCTGAATCTGCGGTTCTTATACTATGACCATTACCTGTTGAACCAGCAGATGACCTTCCAATTAAAATAACTGAATCAAATATCCGCATAGCAATAGTATTATTAGAAGCAAGTTTCATTTGGTCATCGCCATGGTCATACTGTATAAATCCACCAGTACCAGCATCATTAAAATTTATGGTTTGACCAGATGTATTTCCCGGTGCTAAATAAAAATTAGATACAGAACTATTACCAAGAACTACTGAATTGTCTGCTACTCCTGTTGCACCTTGACCTATTGCTATTTGATTTGTTGAATCAACAGCAGATGTATCCGCACCTTTACCAATTACTACATTATTTGTACCAGAGGTAATACCATTCCCAGCATCTGTACCTATTGAAACATTTGCCGAACCTGTTAATACAACACCAGAATTATATCCTATGCAAGTATTAGAGTCACCACAATTTGCACTTAAAGATTGATAACCTACAGCAGTATTATATTGTGCTGAATTTATAGCATCTCCTGCGAGATGTCCTATAGCAACATTAAAATTTCCTGTGTTTAAACTATGTAGAGAACCAGAACCTACTGCTGTATTTGAGTCTCCTGTCGTCAATGAACTAAGAGCTTGGTATCCTATTCCTACATTTTGAGTTGCATTCGTCATATCTGCATCTGCAACTTGATGACCTATAAAAACATTAAAATTATCCCCAGAGTCAATTTGATTACCAGCTTGGTATCCAAAGACTGTATTCGATGTACCACTATCATTATTAGAAAGTGAGATTCTGGAGTTGGCATCAAGTTTCATTCTAACTGTTGCAGATGTGCCTGTTAAAAATTCTAAATCTCCGTTATAACTCCATAAACTTGTTTTTGTTCCTATTTGAAAAAAGTGACCAGCATTATTAGCATCATCACTATCCCATAAACTCAAAGTAGGTGCAACTGATCCAGATATTGTTATTCCATTAGCTGTACTACCTACATGACTATTTTTTGATACAGATGGAGAGTTACCGAGATTTAATAAGCCAGAAGCATTAATCCTTGCTCTTTCAACACTATCTGTATATAATTGCAATCCACCTGAACCAGCACTTGTTGTTCCTCTAAAATGTCCAATCCTTGCTTTATTACTTACTAAATCAATAAATGCTCTTTCTGTACCAGCAGTTGCTCCTGTGTCA